TGAAACATGGGGTCGGAAGACTTTGCGTTGCCATTTCTTAGAGTGTTAGGTCAACTGTCTCCCGAAACTAACAAACGGGATGCAAAGTATGTGGAAGGTGCGGAACCGGGTATGATATTTAATACCGTGACGAAGCAACTCTACGACGGTGAAGAAGGCGTCAACGTAATACCATGTTACTACAAACGTGAATACGTTGAATGGTCTGATCGTGGCGAGGGCACTTCTGCTCCAATAGCTATTCACTCCGTGGATAGTGGCATAATTAAAGAGGCAACTCGAGATGCAAGTTACAAAGACAGATTACCAAACGGTAACTATCTTGAAAACACGGCATCGTATTTTGTGCTGTTGGAGTCAGGTGAGGCTGCTTTGATTTCCATGAAATCGACACAATTAAAAATAAGTCGATCTTGGAACTCAATGATGAACAGTATCAAATTGAAAGGTAAAAACGGTATGTTCACTCCAGCTATGCACAGTCATGTGTATAACCTTAAAACAGTGCAACAATCAAATGACAAAGGAACGTGGTTTGGTTGGAGTGTTGAAAAGGTTGGTCCTGTTCAAGACAAAGGTTTGTACGAGCAGGCAAAAAGTTTTGCTGTAAGCGCTAATAAGGGTGACGTTACTGCAAAACATGGTGAAGAAGATACTAAGTCAAAACAAGACTCAGTACCATTTTAATCATGGTAGACCCGCAGTTAGACTCCCCCGTTGCTGCGGGTCTGCAAACAGAAAGGATGAAATTAAATGTACTACAAAACTCCAAAAAGATGGCATAGAGTGCATGAACAAGGACTAACGCAAGATGATGTTAGAAAGTGCCTCACATGTCAAAAAGAATTTACAATAACAAAGTGGCAGAAAAGTAAAGTTTATTGTCAAGACTTATGTAAACCAGGTTTCAAACCTAATAAAGGCAAACCAAAAACTGGGAGGCCTAAAGCAAAGCAATGAATTTAGATTTTTTAAAAGAGTGTGAAGAGAAAATTAAAATTACAGATATTTTTAATGAGCACACTTGCACTTATTGTGGCGAATCAGCATCAGACAAAGATCATATTGTTCCTAGAGCGAGTGAGGCGGATTACAAAAAAAATCATTTCAATAAAAAAAATACTGTGCCCTCATGCAGAGAATGTAATTTAACTTTAGGTGATAGATATATTTTAACTATTTCTAATAGAGCTAAATTTTTGATCGAGGCTTATACAAAAAAATTTAAAAGTTTGTTAGCCATGCCTCACCACAGTGATGAGGATATTAAAGAGTTAGAGGGCAGTTTAAAAAAAAGTATAAAGGGGCAAATGAATAAGAAAAAAATTATTTTAGAAAGAATGAGTAATCTCGAATTGATTAGTTTATTAGAACCAGAGATAAAAGATGTATGGCAAGTTATCGACAGAAAGGGTGATTTTGAATGAAATTTAAAAAGATATTTGAGGGCAACAACAGTGCGTATGGTCAACTGATATTATCAGGAGCGACAAACGACAAAGGTAAAGCAGACGGTAAAGCTTTTATAAAAAGACAACCAGTGACTGACAATCTTTGGGAGGATCATTTAGCCGGTAAAGATCCAGCACTTGGTGTGATACCCATAAACGAAGACAACATGTGTAAGTGGGGGTGTATTGATGTGGACGTTTACAATGTTGATCACCTAGTTTTGATGAGAAACATAAAAGGTTTTAGTTTTCCATTAGTTACATTTAGATCTAAGTCCGGTGGCGCACATCTATTTTTATTTGCTAAAGAGTTTATTCCTGCATCACTGATGCAGTCAAAACTCAAAGCAATGGCAGATGCTTTAGGTTATGCAGGTAGTGAGATTTTTCCGAAACAAACTGAAATATTAGTTGAGCGTGGAGACACAGGTAATTTCTTAAACTTACCATACCACGGTGGTGTGCGTGGTTTGAGATATGCGATGAAAGCTGGTGGTGAGGCTGCTAGTTTAGAATCATTCTATTCTATATACGACGAATGGGCACAGACAAGAGAAGAGATAGAACAAATAACTGTAAAAGAAACAAAAGTAGAAGAGGCGTTTGAACAAGGGCCACCTTGCTTAAATAGACTAGCGACAGAGGGCTTTGGTGAGGGGTCAAGAAATAACTCACTATTCAATATAGCGGTGTATTGCAAAAAAGCTTTTGAAGATTGGGAGAACCAGGTTGGACAATACAATCAAAAATATATGGACCCACCACTAAGTTATCAAGAAGTGCAGTTGGTAATTAAATCTGTAACTAAAAAAGGTTACGATAAATATAGATGTAAAGAGCAACCAATATGTGGTGTGTGTAATGCTGCAAAATGTAGAACAAAAAAGTTTGGTGTTGGTTTTGAAGAAGAGCAGATGCCAGAGCTAGATACATTAACAAAGATAACATCTAATCCACCACAGTGGTTCTTAAATGTGGCAGGTAAACGTGTGGAGTTGAAAACAGAACAACTACACAACCCTAATCTATTTGCGATAGCAGTCCTGGACCAAGCAAACGTAGTATCACCAATACCCAAAGCGCAAGACTGGAGAGAAGTTTATCTAAAAACTTTAATGAATAATTTACAAGAAATAGAACCTCTTGAATCACTAGATCCGATTAACCAACTGGTGAATCTGTTGTATGACTTCACAGTCAACAGACCAGCAGCAAGAACAAAAGAAGATATGTTAAACAAAATGTCCTGGACTGATGATGGCTATACATATTTTAGAATGGATGACTTTTATTCTTTTTGTAAACGCAACAACTGGGAGATGGATAAAATTAAGACAGGTAACTTGATAAAGACACTCAAAGATACTTTTGAAGATGAAATTAGAATGACTCTAAAGAATCAGACACCAAGGGTCATAAAAATAAAAGCCATGAAAAAAACAAAACCGGAGATAAGCCAGGAGAAATATCAGGAAACGCCATTCTAATGAAAACGATAATACTAGGTCCACCAGGCACAGGCAAGACAACGACATTACTAGATTTAGTGGATGACTTTTTACGTGCAGGCACAGATATAAAAAAGATAGGATATTTTTCTTTCACAAAAAAAGCAGCACAGGAGGCCGTTAGCAGAGCAGAGAAAAAGTTTAAGATAGATAGTGATCAGATTCCACATTTTAGAACACTACATTCTTTGGCATTTAGAATGTTGGGTGCTAAAAAAGAGCAGGTGATGGACGTGGCAGACTATCGTGACTTTGGTTTAAAATGTGGCATACCTATCAAAACAGCCTGGTATCAAGAAGGAGACGGTGTATTCAATTCAGATAACGAATACTTACGTTTAATGAACAAAGCACGAGTTTTAGAGATACCTATCTTAGATTTGTACGACAGAAACGAACACAGTATGGACATCGAGCGAGATCTATTATATCTTTTAGATCAAGAACTTAAACGATACAAACAAGAGAAGGGTTTAATAGACTACAATGACATGGTTGAAAAATTTATTCGACAAGATATTTCACCAACTCTTGACGTATTATTTATTGACGAGGCACAGGACCTCTCACCTTTGCAATGGCGAATGGTCCGGACTCTTTGGAAGAAAGCAAACAAGACCTACATTGCAGGGGACGATGATCAAGCTATATTTAGATGGGCTGGCGCTGACGTTGATACTTTTATCGCTCTTAAAGAAGAAGTAGATCACATAGATACACTGAGTCAATCTTATCGGATACCTGGTGGACCAATACACGAGTTGTCACAAAACATAATTAATAAAGTTAGCACTAGATACGACAAACACTATTTACCAAGACAAGAAAAGGGTGATCTTACAAGATACTCTGATGTGGCGCAAGTTGACATGTCACAAGGCGAGTGGTTGGTATTGTCATCAGCGAATCATTTTTTAGATGATATAAAAGATCTGTGTCAATTACAGGGTTGGTATTATTCACACAAGGGTAAAAATTCTGTTAAATTAGATCTAATCATCGCCATACAAACCTGGCAAAAATGGCGAGCGTCGAATCAAACATTACCAGTGGCATCCATAAAAAATATTTATTCGTACCTGGGTGACAATGTAACAAAAGGTTATAGAACATGTAAAACGATGAAGGGTGAAGAAACGTATAGTATTGAAGACTGCACCGCGGAACATGGATTACAAACCACAGACGTTTGGTACAAAGCTTTTGCAGGGTTAGATGCAAACACAGAAAACTACATACGAAACATGTTGTCGAAAGAAGAAAAAATTACACAAACACCACGCATAATATTATCAACAATACATGGAGCCAAAGGAGGTGAAGCCGATAATGTATTACTTTTACCTGATATTAGTAAGTCTGCTGCTGACCACAATGATATCAATCCAGACGAACTACACCGTCTATTCTATGTCGCTGTGACACGAGCAAAAAAATCTTTACATATATTAGAGCCAAAAAATTATGACAGGGCATACACGCTATGAGATTTAGTGAACACATAAAAGGTGACAAAGCAGAATACATCGCTGCAATGTGGCTGTGGGACCAAGGATATTTAGTTTGTAAAAATATGTCACAACAAGGACCAGTGGATCTGGTTGCTATCAGAGAAACTGAAGTGGTGTTAATAGATGTAAAATCAGAATGCAGAAGAAAACGTGATGGCTACAAAATTAATAGATCACTAACACCGATACAAAAAGAACTTGGTGTCAATATTTTAAATGTCAATGTAGAAACAGGAGAATGCACATATGTCTAGTCCATACGACAACCAGGTCGGCGGCGACCATTATAAAAAATATAAGATACAACCTAGTGAATTCATCAACAAAAACAAGTTGTTATTTGCCGAAGGATCAGCTATAAAATATATTGTAAGACATCAAGATAAAGGAGGCAAAGAGAGCCTCGAGAAAGCGAAACATTTTATCGATATGATAATCGAAAGGGACTATAGTTGAGAACACTACAACAACCACTATTCACACCCGAAACAGAATGGGTGCCACCAGACAGATTACCAGATTTATCTAGTCATTCTGAAATAGCAATTGACTTAGAAACACGAGATCCAAACCTGCTCACAATGGGATCAGGTTCGGTAAGAAGGGACGGGGAAGTAGTCGGCATTGCCGTTGCTGTTGAAGGCTGGTCCGGCTACTTTCCAATAGCGCACGAAGGTGGTGGGAACATGGACCGCGCATTGGTCTTGGATTGGTTTGAAGAAGTTTTACACACAACCTCTACAAAAATATTTCACAACGCTATGTATGATGTATCTTGGATCAGGTCACTTGGCTTTCACATAAATGGTGGAATCATCGACACGATGATTGCTGCAAGTTTGATTGATGAAAACAGATATAGCTACACACTAGACTCTGTTGGTAAAGATTACATTGGCATGCGTAAGAACGAAAAACTTTTACAAGACGCTGCAAAAGATTTTGGCGTCAATCCAAAAGCAGAGATGTGGAGACTGCCTGCACCATTTGTTGGTGAGTATGCAGAAAAAGATGCAGAGATCACATTGAAGTTGTGGCACGCACTGCAACATGAAATATCAAAACAAGATCTGTGGGATGTATTTAATTTAGAAACGAATCTGTTTCCATGTCTGGTTGATATGAAATTTAAAGGTGTGCGCGTTGACATTGCAAAAGCACAAGCTGTTAAACAACAGCTAATAGAAACAGAAAAAGGATTATTAAATGACATAAATAAAATAGCAGGGTTTGATGTAGAGATCTGGGCTGCTGCATCGATTGCAAAAGCATTTGACACAAAAAAGATTCCATACGATAGAACAGAGAAAGGCGCACCAAGTTTTACGAAAAACTTTTTAGCAACACACCCGGCAGAACTTCCAAAATTAATTAACGAAGCGAGAGAAATAAACAAAGCAAACACAACATTTATCGATACAATACTCAAACACGAACACAAAGGCAGGATACACGCTGAGATAAACCAGATACGATCTGATCAAGGTGGCACGGTAACTGGACGATTCAGTTACAATAATCCAAACCTCCAGCAGATACCAGCACGACACAAGGAACTCGGACCGTTGATTCGATCACTCTTCATACCTGAAGAAAAACATACCTGGTGTTGCTTTGACTACAGTCAACAAGAACCAAGAATACTGGTGCACTTCGCATCACTCATGAAGTTAGAAGGCACAGGCGCAATTGTTGATGCATACAAAAAAGGTAGTGCAGATTTTCACCAGATGATTGCCGACATGGCCGGCATAGATCGTAAACAAGCAAAGACAATTAATTTAGGTATTATGTATGGCATGGGTAAAAACAAACTCATGGCAGAACTAGGACTTATGAAAGATGCAGCTGAGAAACTATTAAAGACATATCATCAGCGAGCGCCTTTTGTAAAAATGTTATCGGAAGCTGTGGCGCGTCGCGCCGATGATTCCGGTAAGATTAGAACGATCGGGGGTAGACTCTGTCATTTTGATCTTTGGGAGCCACATGGTTTTGGTATCAAGAAACCACTACCACACGCAGACGCACTCAGGGAGCATGGACCGGGGATTAAACGTGCTTTTACGTACAAAGCACTTAACAAACTAATACAAGGATCAGCTGCTGACATGACAAAACAATCTATGCTGGCGCTGTACCAGGAAGGAGTAATACCACATGTTCAAATACATGATGAACTTGATATCTCAGTATCAAGCATTGAAGAGGCACAAAAAATTATTGATATTATGGAGCAAGCGGTCGAATTACAGGTCCCAAACAAGGTAGATTTTGAAAAAGGAGCAAATTGGGGAGACATAAAATGAGAGACGCTTACAATGCAATAATGAATATAAAAACTAATGCACTAAAACATTTACCTTTTCAGGTTAAGTTTATGTCCATGCAAGTTCTTGCGTGGATGTGGTCTGCTGTGTTTGGAATATATATTGTAGAAAGTATCTATGCTTTTGGCATATCTGCTTTTGCTCACGCAGGTGTTATCACGATGACTGTATTGACGGCGATATATTTCAAACAGGTGCAAAAGAAACCTGACGGCATTCTTACTAGAGGTAAGGGTGGTGAACACGAGTGACATCAAATAAGGATAATTTAGCTGAAATCACACTAGGGGTGTGTGATGGTTGTGATAATTATGTGCCTTTTATTAGACTTTCTGACAAGAAAGAAGCTAGGGTTTTCAAGTGTTTATCCTGTGGACACCAATACAGGCAATTAGTCAACGGCAAGGTCCAGTTTGTGCACCTCGACGAGATATATAAATTGGCTAAATAACTGCCCGCTCCAGGAATGGGAGCGAGCAGGCATTGAAAGGTGTGAAGATTTTTTTACAATAAATTAAAATAAACTATTGTCAAACCTAAATTTACCTGATACTTTCCCATAAGATCAATTATGATCGAATAAACTAACACATTATCGAAAGGATAATTAATATGTCGAAAACAAACGGTGTTATGCATACAATACTGGGTAAAGACTTAAGTAAATCAGTAGTAAAGGTGCACTATGAAAGTAATCATAGTAAATTTACATTGTTGGATAACAATAGAGACATTGACCAACAACACGTTGATAAGTTGGTGTCTTCAATAAAGAAAAAAGGGCAATTGATGCCCATTATCGTTAACGAAAAACTAGAAGTGCACGAAGGCCAACACAGGTTGAAAGCATGTGAAGAACTGGGTGTTCCCGTTGGTTATGTTATTAATGTAAAGGCTACAAGTAAAGATATAGCCATCATGAATAACACACAAATGGGTTGGAAGAACAGAGATTATTTAAAACATTATAGTCACAGAACGCACAACAATTCTGCTGAATATAATAAAATAAAAAAGTTCGATGAAGATTACCCGCTACCTTTTCATACAAAGATAATGCTTTTAAGTGGCATGTGCTATCAAGGCACAGCCAGAAGCGGAAACAGAGGCCCGATGCCTTTGTTTAGGTCTGGTGATTTTAAAGTTATTGATTTACCGAAAGCTAAAGAAGTTGCAGAACAATTAGTTGAACTAAAAGGTATAGTTCCTCAACTTGTTAGTATTAACAGGTTTTGTATATCTTTTATTAGGATATCTACTTTGGAGCACTTTAAATTTGAACTTGCTTTAAAACAAATGGAAAAGAACCATGATCAATTTAATCATTGTAAGAATCAAGAATCTTGGGACTTTGCTTTTGTTGAAGCTTACAACTATAAATTAAGACGAGTTCAAGGCAAAAGAATTTCTATTAAAAAAGAAGGCTTTGAATGAAAACACGGGCCCACACGGCCCGTGTAAATATTTAAGAAGGAGAAAAACATGGAACAAGACGCAACACTAGATAGAAAGACTGTAGATAAATTAAAAAAATCTATAAAAAACCAAGGACTGATGAAACCTATAATGGTTAATCAAAAGTTGGAAATCATCGATGGACGACACAGACTCAAAGCGTGTGAAGAATTAGGCGTAGCCGTAAAGTATACCTTTTTATAAAAATTAAAATGGATGCTAGTATGCCGTTATTATTACCAATGATATATGAAAGAGAGGGCGAAATGCCAGATATAAGTAAATTTAAATCAGTGTCTGTATCAAAAGACACACACGAAAAACTTTTGAGTTTAGCACAAAACAAGTTCGAAGTGCCAGTAAGTGTTCAAAAAATTATAGAATATATGTTAAAGAAAGAATTAAGGAGAAAAAATGGTAGATCTAACGGGGGATCATAAGGTCAAAGCTATTTGCCCTCGTTGTAAGGGCAATGGCTATATTATGGTAAAGGGGGAGCCATACGACTGTAGTCAATGTGATAATCAGATGTTTGTATGGTTGCCAGCGAATCAATGTAGGGTTAATGTAGAGGGAGGAATCGAACCAAGATGGATGAAAACTGGAGAAACCATATGAGTCTTATAGAGAAGCGCATAGAAAATTTGATAAAGGTTATAAAAGATGCTAAAGACTATGACATGAAAATCATATGGAATAATAAATTACAACAGCTTTTTGATAGAAGAAAGGCCAAAGCATATGAAAGATCTAAAGGTCAAGCTCGAGTGGTACACTAGCAATCTGCTGGTGTGGATAATTTTAACAATAAGTATAGGATTAATGATTGTAAATGTCGTGACAATGGCTAATATGTATAGTGTTATTGAAACGATGTGGTTGGAGATACAGCAGGTCAAAGAAACAAACGTTAGTCTTTACCAATTTATCGAGGAGCATCGAAATGACTTTGATTAAGGAAAATAAAGGTGTGAGAAAAAAGATTCCAGACAGGATGATGAGTGCAACTTTCACTCTACCAATTGATGAGCGTAATGTGACTGGCATTTTAGATTATGTTGCAAGCGACACAGGGCTTACACCTATGGCTTTCTGGATCAAACTCAAGCCAACTGATTCATATTTAGACAGAGAACTCAGGGCATCAGGCAAGCTAATTTCTAGATGTTTGCAGCACGGTGAGCCCTTGAAA